TCCATTATTATATTCATTATTATATCCATTATTATAATTTAATCTTAATTTTTTTAAATTAAGATTTTGTTTTATTCTTTATAGGTTATTTCTGGCAAAATTCAATAATTCTTCAACATACTGACAATCTAACGAGTTATAATATAACATATCTTTCATATCTTGAGTTAAGATATCATCCTTCGGGTTCCCGAGAGAATCAATACTCGTGTAATAATTCCAAGCAATAGTCATTGCTGACAATCCATCACTACAATTTTGTGGAGGAAGGTCAACATTAATCTTATTTAACTTTACTAAATTCTTAATATAACTCTTTAACTTAAAATTCAAACTTCCTTTTACAGCAAATGATTCTTTAGTGTATACTTCATACAAGTCAGACCAATTAATATTGTTATATTTAGGATTATCATCGCTAATCGACTCAAGAGAGGAGCGACTATCCAAGTGTCGAGAAATAGCTTTATTCCAAAAGTTTACTTCAGCACACCAATACCAACATTTTGGGGTTCCAATCTCTAATAGATAGTCACAAAATTCATCCATCACTCGTTTTTCTTCTGAAATATCTAAAAAGTTCATCATAAAAGATTTAGACTCTCCTTTATAACGTACTCCAATCAAGAAAATATATTCCATATCACCATATGATTCAGTATCAAACGAATCTCTTAATAACTCAAAGTCTACAAAGATTTCGTTTTCTACTTTTCTAAATTCGTTAGAACAAAATGACAATGGGAAATAATCAAAATCTTCTCGATTCACTTTTAAAATATTATCAAGTGATTTTTTATAATTCTTAGACATACCTACAATATCACTATTAAATCTTTCATCTTTCCATGAATAAATTCCATGTTTTAAAGCATTACTTCTGTGAAAAGTAGAACATCTCCATAAATCAGTAATCTCTCCATATTGGTCGGCTATTTCTCTTTTATCTTTTAAATAAAGAGTATTATTAGATTTCATATTGGGAAAGATATGTTTATTATAAATATCTTCAATTGTCCAGTTTAAACCGTTTTTCTTTACATCTCTAAGCCACTTTACTCCATCCATAAAAAGCTTAACATGTTCATTATCATGATTAAAATAATCAATTGTACCAGGATGTTGAATAGAATCTTTAATTTTATTGTTATGAGTTAATGTACGTTTTCCAATAATAAAAGTATAACGAGGAAATACACCTTGTATTTCTTGTAGGATTTTACAATAAGCATATAGTTGTGTTTTATAAATCTTCATACGACCTTTGTTCAAGATATATTTATTTCCTGAAGATAGTTCTACACTAGAAAACTTTATCTCAACAGGAACATAATGATGCTCTACTTTATTTTCCATATTATAGGAATCAAAGTTCTCCCTAATTGTATTATCCAGATCTGGAAAAATTGTATGAATATAATCATCTCTTACCAACAAATCTGGAATTCCTCTTAATTTTTCTTTCTTGTCACAAATATATCCACTATAAATAATAGGCTCTCCATTCTTCATAGAGAGAAGAACTTTATCATAATCTTTCTTCTCGATTAATTTATTAACTGTATCATATTCTCTGCTTGTTTTTACAGTTGTATGTTTTTCGAGAGATAGATTAGTAAGTTCTCTCATTTTACTAATAATATTATCTTCATGTTTTATACCTTTTTCAAACAAAAATTTAAGACTATCAGAATTTTCAGGGATAGCTTTACCGCTAAAGGTATCAATCTTAATTTTTTTAGAAATAAGAGAAAACCAATCAGAAATTAAATCATTCTGACAAAAGTTTTCGAACTCTGTAGCTGAAATATAATTTTCATCTTTCTCATCTATTTCAATAATTACAGGGTTATTTAGACGTGTTCTTTTGGCAATAGGATTGTTAATGGATTCAATCGCTTGTAAGATGGAATATGACATTTTAAATATTTTAAATGCTTTAAATGTTTAGAGTCTAAGTTTAATCTTAATTTTATTTTAAATTAAGATTTCATTTTTATTTATTGTTTAGTTTATAATATAGAAATTAAATATTCCTTTATATCATTTGGAATCCATTCTATCTTTGAATAATCGTATGTTATAATTTCAGTTGTATTATCTCTTGTAGAATAAACAATCATTATATCATTTGTTTCACTACTATACATTATAGATAAAGAAAACTCAACAAACAAATTTTTAAAATAAAATGGAATACTAACTTCAAGTAATTCCCAATCTTCTGAATATTTTAGAAAACGATGGTAATATTTTCTTGTATCTTTATGAGTAACTTCATGTACTAAAATAAGCCATTCATTATTAATTTTAAGAGGATTTGCTGATCCTCTTATATCTTTCAAATTATATTTACTATATTTTTCTTTAACTACAATGTAGCTTCCATCTTCCGGATTTATTTCCAAAATAGTAAGAGGATGATGTGAATATAACACATATAGTTTAGAGTTTTCTGTATATAATGTCCAATTTTTCTGACATATATTATCATTATATGTGATTGGTATAATATTATTTATTATATACTTATGATCTTCATCAAAATCAAAATGAAGAAGAGAAACACATGGATGATCGTGTCTACCATGTTCCCAATCAACAGCCAATCCGTAAAGTTTATCATCAACATAACATATTCTAATATCTTCTAAACCCTTAATATGACTTTCTCTTGTTTTACTAATATTGCTATTTAAATCTATCTCATAAAACATCTTAATATTATAGTTATTGTCGAATTCTGCCCAGTAATTATTTGTTGTTACATGTCCATTATCATCTCTAATATTGTATTCGAATTTATCACTTATACTATAGTTAACAGCTCTTATTACACCTTTAAATCCTTTTTTACTATTAATTAGACAAGAATTAGATTGTATAAAATTCTTTTTTAGAGTAATGTCTATTACGTTATGATTTTTAAAACCGGAATATTTTGTTAAGCTCTCCATATAGAAAAAATTATTACTAAAACTTTCGTCTCTTGTATCATTTGGTATGTCTTTTGTTAACAATAAATATTGACAAGCAAGAAGAGCCTCTTTTCTTTTATCTACATAAAATCCAATAATAGCAAGTTCTTTGAGAAATTTATAATCATAAATAGGATATTCTAAAAATAAAACTAAATCTTTAGGGTATTGTATAGATAAACCCTTCTTAAGGTATAAAAGAGATAAATGATTTTTTCCTTTTTCTCTATAATAATTGCATATTTTATAAAGAGTTTCGCTTCGATATGGAATACATTCATATCCCAAACCCCAATAGTATAAAGCCTTCTCATGTTCTCCTTTTGTCATATATAACTCTCCAATCCTCTTGTAAGAAATAAAGATTTCTTCAAACCAACCTCCAGAATTTACTCTTTCCTTATACCACTTAATAGAGTTTTCTACATCACCAATATCTCCATAAGATTGAGCTAAATAAAAATAATATCTATAATTTCCTGGATCATCTTCCAAACCCCTTGTTAATAATTTTATATCTCTTTCAAATTTATCAGATTTACATCCACCATCTCCTCTGTCATCGATAATAATATCTTCAAATTTACCATCTTTATGTTTAGTATCACAAACCCAGTATTCGTGTGTCACGCCAATACACTTAAATGGTAGATCTGATCGAAAAAGACGGGTATTATAGTATTTAATATAAGAATTTACTTGACATAGAGTCCAGCATTCGTTTTCGGTAAGATTTTCTTTTCTAAATGAATCCTTAAAATCCAGAATCATGTCAGCATCTATTGTAATAAAATAATTTTTTTCCCTATCTATTTTTTGTTCATCGAGCCATTTTTGGCCATTTAAAACACTGTTTGTACGATTATGACCAAAGTTTTTCCATTCATCATTATAAATATTCCCTCTAATATTATTATCTATCAAGTAATTCTCAATTATTTCAATAGTGTTATCACTCGATCCAGTATCTGATATAACAATATAATCAATATGTTTTTTAATAGAATCTAAACATCTTTTTATAATCGATGATTCATTTTTAACAATCATAATAAGAGTAAGAGTTACCATTATATTTTTATATATTTAACTTATATGTAAAAACTTATGTTTATATATTATTTATTAGGATTATTAGGATGATTAGGATGATTTATTTAACATTTTTTATAGTATTCATTATATCTTCAGCTTTTCTTGGACCTTCATGTGTTTTTACAATATTTCCATTACTATCAATTACAGCAATATGTGGAAATCCTCTAAAACCTTTAAAGATATCTTTAAGTCTCTCTGTTAATTTCTGTTCAGATGGAAGTGTTCCTTTACCTGACCCGTTAATACATGCTACTACAACTTTATCTCCATCCTTACTAACCATATCTTTTAATTTTTTATACTCTGGTTTAGTCATTTTACATGGACCACACCAAGTAGCAAAGACCATTACAACAACAGGTTTTTTTCCATAAGGTTTTGGTAACTGTTTAAGCTTACCATTCTCATCAAAATCAAAATCTTCTAAATGTAGAATACCATGAAACTGTGGATCAAAATTATCATCATTCATATCAGACATCTTTTATTATAAAATAATAAAAAATTATATTTATACTTCATCATTATCATTAAGCGAATCTTCTTGCAACATTTTATCTTTTAGGTAAACATATATCTTTCCAAGATTTCCTATATTACTTTTAAATAAAATAGGCAAATTTTGTGATTGGTATATTTGTATTTGTGTACTTAAACCAGCAACTTTAGATATACGTATAAGTTGCTCTGTTTCAAAATCTTGTAAAACATTATCTTTCTCTTCATTATCATCATTGTCTCCAAAAACAATATCTCTACTATATATACCATTTGAATTACAACTAAAACGTATCATATTATTACTTGATGAAATCCCAATATTATGACCACCAATATTATTAAGATCTTTTATCATTTTAATATACTCATTACTTGGAACAATAATAGAATTTGAATATCCTTCTGGTAGTTCTATATCTAAACTCTGAAGATTTTGAATCTTTACATAGCTTGTTGTTACTCTATTTTTTTCTTTTGGTATAACTCTTATACCAAGGTCTGTTTCTTTATCTTCTTCTATAAATAAAACAACACTATCCTTCTTCTTTATATTTTTTACCATCTTATAAAAGTGAGAAAAATTTAAACCAATTGAAGTAGGAGTATTAAGTTTATATTTATATTGACCAAAGTTATCTGCTTGCATATCAATATCAATTAATATTTTTTTATTACTATCAGTCATTCTTAATATAATACCTTTCTTACTCAAAATAAAACACCCATTTTTAATATTATTTTGAAGTAACTCTGCCAAGGTTTTTATAATATATCCTTCAGACGTCTTACAAAAAAAATTAAAAGATGATAGTGACGCCATTATATTTAAATTATTTTTTAATTTTAAATTATAATAAAAGTAATAAAACTAACAATGTATATAACTTCACCTCCTACTCTTTATACTCGAGTTTCTATCGTATCTTTTTTCTTATTCTTTTTATTATTTCTAATATATTACATTAGTTATAGACCAGACTATGTAAAAAAAGAATATACTGAAGATTTAGATACTCGTTTAATTATTATTTATTCTCTATTATTTTCAAGCTCATTATCACTATTTTCGGTTTTTATAACTTTAATCTATAAATATTATCTATAAAATATTAAAATATTTATAATAAAATGAATTGCAATCAGCTACCAGTTATACCAAATCCTATTCCAATAACACAAAAAATATATGGAAAAAATAATGTTAACGATGTTAGAGACGCAACTGTTAACTCCCTAAGAAGATTTTATGGAACATTTTGTAATATTAATAATGTTCAACTATACGGTGTTCTACAAAAATACATGGTAAAAATATTAGTAGATGCAGGAAAAAATCCCAAAGCAGTAAAATTATCTATACCCCCTGAACAACTACAATTAAATATCTTTCCTAAACATTATATACAATCAGGATTTGATAAAGAAAAAGCTTTATTACTTTCTTATGAAGAATGTAAATGTTTACCCAATGGTGTAATTCAAAAAGAAATGCTAAATTGTCTAATTGATTATTATTCAATATAAATAATCTTAATAAAAAATATAAAAACCTAAAACATTCCTTTTTGTTTCAGTAATAGAATTTTTATTATGTTTGATAATAAAAATTAATTGTATTCTTGTTGATAGTCATATTCATCATTATTACCATCGTTATCACCATCGTTATCATCATCGTTATCATCATCATTATCATCGTCATATTCGTCTTCATTATTGTAAGAATTAGAATAATTGTATCTATAAGGATCATTGGAATTTTCAGATACTATATATTCCTTATATGTTATAGAAATAGGTTTTCTATATTCATTCCAACAAATCTTGTCTTTATATTTTAAACATAATGCTACCCAACTATAGATACTATAAAAATAAAGAATAGTATACTCTCTTGAACCTTTATATCTAAAATTTATAAAAATATTTTCAGAATAATCTTCATTATACTCACAATCATCACATAATATTTTTGATCTTTCTATTTGATAGTCATAATAACTACTATCACCAAACCATTCTTCTACTGAATAGAATCTTGATCTTTTCATATCATCTGTCATATAATAGTCACTAAATTCATTATAGTTTGATATATCTTCTTTATCTTCTAACCAATTAGCACATATCGGACACACATACTCTTCTATATTAAGTTTTCTAAAATTTTTAGTGAGATGTATATTTGTCCACTTATTATGTATATTTGAGAGAAAACTAAATTTTACCAATTCTTTTGGATTTAAATATGAGCATATAATATTAAAAGTATCTTGATTATTCATATTCCTGTATTCCTGTCTATGGAAAGAATTTTTTAATTAAATTTCAATTTTATAATTAAAAAAAAATAATTAAAATAAATGAGCGAAAGTTTTACAAGGAGATTTCAAGACTATTGGCAAAATTATGGATTCGAAATAGCATCCTTATTATGTATTCTTATTATTATTATATTATGTATTTATAACTTTTTATTTAAAACAAATGGAACCTATAATGAAATTCCATTTTTAAAAAAAAGAGGGGAACATAATAATTTAGAATTAGAATATATGCAACATACTCCTAACGACAGTAAACTAGAATTACAAACAAAATTTTTAATTGAAAATATTTTTAATGTACCATTTTATAAAGTTAGACCTCATTTCTTAAGAAATGAAGTTACTGGATACAATCTTGAACTCGACTTGTATAATGACGACCTTAAACTTGCTATAGAAGTACAAGGAGATCAACACTACAAATTTATACCATTCTTTCATAGAAATAAGGATGCTTTCAGAATGCAAAGATATAGAGATGAAATGAAAAAACAAAAGTGTATGAACGAAGGAATTACATTAATAGAAATTCCTTATAAAGTAGGTGAAAAAGGTTTAAAGAAATATTTGTTAACACAGTTAAGATTAAATGATTATTTAATCTAATCTTTTCGACAACTTTTACATTTTTTTATTTCATAAAGATATAGATATAAACACAATGAAAATATAGTAATTAATAATCCCATAAAATATGTATCACTAAAAGATAATCCTATTCCAAGAGCAGCTATAGGCAAAAGAGCACACGCTGCACATATCATTTTTTATATTATATTAAAAAATATAATATAATATTTTTTAATTAATATTTTGAGGAACTTTAAAATTAATTCTTGTTTTATAATTATCAAGTCCTTCACATGGATGTTTAAACTTACAATTGTTAATCTTACAATTATTCCCAAAAGCACAACATGGAAAATTATATTCATCTACACTATGGGCAAAATTACAAACCTTTCGATTACACGTCCCTTCTTGGATAAAAATATTACAAAATTTAGTTTTCTTTAAATGCTTTGAAATATTAACCTTATTGGCTAAAATATAAAATCCCTCATTTCTCTTTAAAATCTTATTAATATTTTCGAGATTCTCGGTACCCTCGATACCCTTAATATTCTCGAAACCTTCACCTTTAATTTTCCACTGTGGTAGTATACAAGAAGGGATCTTTTTGGAGGGCAAATTGTAAATAGAAATATTCAAGTCAGAAAATAACTTTGGAATAATATTACGCTTAACTTCAACATATTCGGTATCAATTTCCATTTTATATATTTATATTTTAGATAACTTGTTTTAAATCTTATTTTACATTTTATTTTAAATCATTTTTAAAAACATTTAAATCTTTCTTAAAAATTAAATATAAAATATAAAACAAAAGAAATAACTATGTTTTTTACATTATTATTCGCCGTAGACTTAAAAAATGGAGGATTTTCTAACTTATCTCATCTTCCTTGGAAAATATCACAAGACATGCTATACTTTAAAAAAATAACTCTAAAAGAATATAAAAAAGATTGTAAAAATGTCCTTATTATGGGAAGAAATACATATTTATCAAAACCAAAACTTAACGATAGATTAGAACTTGTTTTATCTTATAATAATATTGGTTTCTCTGATAACGATAACAAAGAAAATTATTTTAATTCTCTCGAAAATTGTCTATCACACTGCCAATCTATTTCCAACCAAATTGGTAAAATATTTATTATAGGAGGAGTAGACCTCTTAGAAAAAGCATCTAAAGATACTCGATGCGAAGAAGTATTAATGACATCTTTTCTTTTTGATAAAGATCTACCATATGATAACTTTATTGACTTTAAAGATATAACTAAAAATTTATATATTGATAAAGTAGATATAAGCACTGATATATGCAAGATTAATAATTGTAATGTATCAATTGAATACAGAAGATACTTAAAATATAAAACTTCTGAAAAAAATTATTTAAATCTACTACAATCTGTCATTGATTTTGGTGAACAAAGAAATGATAGAACAAATACCGGAACAATTTCTTTATTTGGATCACAAATCGAAATAGACATAGAACATTCATTCCCTCTCTTAACAACAAAAAAACTCAACTTTAAAAATATTGTTACAGAAGTACTATGGTTTTTATCTGGATCAACCAACACAACGTTTTTAGTTGAAAACGGGGTTAATATATGGTCAGGAAACACATCAAGAGAATTTTTAGATAATAGAGGATTTACTAATTACAAAGAAGGTGATATTGGTCCTCTTTACGGTTATCAATGGAGAAACTTTGGAGGAAATTTTCTTGATCCAAATAGTAAAGGTGTAGATCAAATTGAAAGAATGCTTAATCTGTTACGAACTGAACCAACAAGTAGACGTATTTTTATGAGCGCTTGGAATCCAAATGATCTTGATAAAATGGTTCTTGAACCCTGTCATTTATCTTTACAACTTTATGTATCTGAAAATAAATATTTAGACGGAAAACTATATATGAGATCCAATGATTTGTTTTTAGGAGCACCTTGGAACATTGCTGGTTATTCTCTATTAATATATATGTTTGCTCATCTTTCCGGTTACAAACCAAGAAAACTTTATTATACAATCGGTGATTCTCATATCTATTCTAACCATATTAACCAAGTATACGAACAATTATCAAGAAGTATTAGACCATTTCCAAAACTTATCATTAAACAACAACATAATTCGTTTGATGATTTTACTATTGACTCTTTTGAATTATCAGATTATAACCCTCACCCATTTATTAAAGCAAATATGGCCGTATAAATTAAATTGACTTTACAAAATCAATCATCATTGACATCATATAAGCATTCGACTCAGTATATGAAGATCTAATACGTCTATTACAATCTTCTCTAACATCTATCAAATCCCTATCAACTATTGATAATAATTCATTTAATATATCTACATTCAATTCATCTTGACACAACATATTATTAATCATATCCTTATATTTACTCGCATAATACTTTCCAACTGATATAGAACCATTTGGACCATCTGTATTAAGAGCTTTATTAATCATATTCATTACAATCTTATAATCAGACTGATCCATAATTTTTTGAGAAAGCATTCCACCCTTTATCTTTTATTTAAAAGTTATCCTTTAAATAATTTATACAATTAATTTATAGGGATAGTAACTCTGGATTAACTTTATTTAATCCAAAAACTCCTCCTGCTACTAAGACACCGAGTAGTATTGATAAACATACAACTCTAAAAACACTTACTTTGCATTTTCCATCATCTTGTTTTACACACAGGAAACTAAAACCATTATCATCGGGTTTAACTCCTACCAAAATAACAAGAGTAGATATAACACTTACTAAAAGTGTAATAACTAAATATGTAACTATCTGTTCATGATTTTTGGACAAATCTGAACCAGTAACATCCTCTGAATTTACTGGAAACTTATACGACACTTGTTGATTATTACGTGGTCTTAAATAATAAACCATATTTAATTTATAAAATAATAAAAAATTTTTTTTTTATTATTTCAGTTATTTAATTTTTCATACATACACATTTAATTTTTACTTACATATTTAATCTATTAAGATCATTTTCTAAATACCCAAAAGTTTCATACCAATTTTCACCCAAATAATTCTTTAAAAACTCTTTCTCTTCTTTATCCAAAAAAGACGGATGCATCCCAGATTCTACCATTAATCTTATCTGTGAAACTGTATCTACAATAGCCTTCATCTCTCCATTATCAGTTATCTGATCCATTTCTTCATACATATATTTTCCCTGCTTTTCATATTTTTTCTGTTCATCCTCCGATAAAGAATTTTTCATCTCAGTAAACATAGGATTATCAAACAAAGGATCCTTCTTCTTTTTAGATTCCTCGTCCTGTCTGGATTTAATCTTTTTCTTTAACGTATCTTTAATACTAACCAAATTCTTTGATGACATTTTTATTTAAAATATATTATTTTAAAATTGATTTATTTTAATATTAAAACTTTAAAAAATAAAAAATAATGGCAACATCCCCAGATACTTCATCAGTATCTTCTTCTTCCTCTATTTCGTCTTCCTCCTCTTCCTCTTCTCATTTATGTAGAGAAAAACAAGCCATTAAAGTTATACTTGAAATTCTTATTGACAGAGAATATAAAATAGACTACGCAGACAACGAATTCACTAACGAACAACCTTTCATCATCAAAGCAAAAAAATATAACAATATAACAATCGTATTTATCAACGAAGACGATAAACTTAATATACAAGGAATTAAAGATAAAATATCAATCATGAATAAGGAAAACGCAAAGTCATGTATCATTATATACAAAGCTACCGTAACATCAAGCGCCAAAAAATCACTCGAAACTCTTGAATATGAATTCGAACTATTTGCTCTACACGAACTACAACTAAATATCACAAGACACAGACTCGTTCCACGCCACACACGTGTTCTAGGATCAGAAAAAGAAGAACTTGATAAAAACTATAAAGGTAAACTACCCGTTATATTACACACTGATCCTATCGCAAGATATTACTCTTTCAAACGTGGCGAGTATATTAGAATCACAAGAAAAGACGGATCCATCATCTATCGAATTGTTAAATAAAAAAATATAATACTTCCAATTATATATTGAATCTCAATATATAACCTTTAATCTTCTTTAATCTTCTTTAATCCTATTAATTATCAATAGACTTATCATGCCTCTCTTCATGATATAACCAATACTCATCACACCCTATTCTAAAGTTTTGCGGTATTGGACGTGCCTTATACCAAAACACACAATCTTCAAGCTTATTTGACTGTGTTTGATTATGTATATACAACGCCGTATAATCATCTGTTAACTGATCAAGTACATCACAAAATTGACTAAAATCAGAAAATACACCTGCATAATTCTCCCATAAACATTTTCTATTTTTCATATTTGTCTCTCTCAAAATAAAAGTACCATCCACATTTGTTCTAATAACAGGCTTTATATCCAAACTATACTGTAAACTCAACAAAAACAAAATCTTCCAATGTCTCCCATTTTTAAAAATACCCTGAAAAAGAGGATCGTTAAATAATTTTGGATCATCCGTACAATCATCCAATAACAAAATAGCCCAAGGATTTGGTAAATGCTGCTTTGCTATCTTCTGTCTATCAATAAAATTTTTTATCTGATCCTTATCAAGCGCATTATACACAAAAGATGACGGAAAAATCTTCCCATAATGACCATTACTATCCTCTGTTCCACTCATAACTTCTCCAATAGGAAATATATGACTCTTCTCATACAATAAACTTGTAATTAAAGTAGTTTTTCCTGTATTTCTTACCACATCAAATGAACCCAACATAAATCTATGATTACCATCCAATGTAAACCCATAATAATCCCCATCTCCAATCTCCTCTATAGAAAAATATACCTCATTCTCTTGATAATAAACCCCAAGAGACTTTTTAATAAAATCTACACTCTCTAATGTCTCTTTATTTATACTATCATAAAACCCTCCTATCTCTTCATAAAATCCCCTCAAAAATTCAGTTCTAACTTCCATCGTATTGTAAATATACTCATCTGGAACATTCACACACCTCGATAAACTTAAAAACAACTTCCCAAACTCATAAGCAGGCGTTATCAATTTCTTTTCCTTAAATTCAACTTTTCTTCTAAAAATCTTATATTTACTCTTCCACTCTAAAGACTCTCCTAAATAATCACACACCTTCATCTCTATAATATCTCTTGTATTTACATTTATCAAAACCAACTTATGCTTATCATTAACAACATAAGGTTCGCCCATCTTATTATCATGAATTACTCTATACATCATACTCGAACCTCTACACAACTGTAAAACAGTTCTTGGTGTACTATCATCTCCCATCACCACATCCCCTATTACTACATCCTCAACATTCTTATAAATATTATTAACATTATTAACATTATTAACATTATTAACATTATTAACATTATTAACATTATTAACATTATTAACATTATTAACATTATTAACATTATTAACATTATTAACAT